GAGCTGCTGCATCAACCGCACAAAATACAACTTCTCAGATAACAACATATTTTAACCCAGCTTTAAATCCAGGTATTAATAACTCAGCTCCATCTACCCCAGGCTATGCGAATTCAAATGCGGGTGGAGGAGGAAATTCAACACAAAATGGATTTACATATTTAGGACAAGTAGGTATTATACAAGCACCACAAGTTTATACAAGCTATTCATATGATGGAAGCGGAAATTTAATTTCTTATCTTGCACAAGTGTTTTATAATATGAGTGCAACAAGCGGAAGTGTGGGTTCAGGAGTAAGCATTCCTTCGGTTGGTGGAACTTTGGGTGTAGGTGGTCAACCGAATACCAATCAGCCTGGAGTAAATACTGGAAGCGGCGGGTTGCCAGGAAATCCTGGAACTGCAGGATCTAGCGGTATTATTGTTTTTTCATATCCATCAAATTTTCCTCCAGCTTCAACAGCTACTGGTTCTTTTACCACAAATGTTTCAAATGGTATAAGATATTATATATTTACTAGTTCAGGGAGTATAACTTTCTAATGGCACATTTTGCACAAATTGATAATAATAACGTTGTTACACAAGTAATTGTAGTAAGCAATGACGACGCTAAAACTGAAAGCGATGGTTTAGCATTTATCAAGTCTTTAGGTTTAGATGGTAAATGGCTACAAACTTCATATAATACAATAGGAAATATACATTATGGCTCTGATGGTAAACCCGATGGGGGTATAGCAATAAGAAAAAATTATGCAGGGCCTGGATATACATATGATGAAGTTAATGATGCTTTTATTCCTCCTAAACCAGATTCAAATTTTCCTTATGTAATTGATAAAGAAACATTTTTATGGAAACTTGCTATAGAAAAGCCAAATGATGGTAAAAATTATATTTGGGCACCAGTTCAAGAAAAATGGGTTGAAATTGACGGGGCGTCAGAACTAGTTTCTGATCAACCACCAGCAGATGGCAAAAATTATGCATATGATTCCATAAACAATAAGTGGATAGAAATAACAGAGCCAACAACACCCATGCCAAATGACGGCAGTAGCTATTTATGGGACATTAGGGAAAATAGTTGGGTTCAGATTACTACAGAAATTCAAGCTCAAATAGATAAATATAAGTGATTTTTAGACAAAACCATTTATATTAAATAAAGCAAAATCATAGTATAATAGGAGTATCATGGCTATCAACTTTCCTACAACTGGATTAACACCAAATGTTACTACTTACTATTATAACGGTAGAACATGGGTTTGGACTGGAACAACATGGGATTCAGTGGGAACTGTTCAGGGCACACAAGGAGCTCAAGGCTTACAAGGGTATGGGTATCAGCAAGCTCAGGGTTTGCAGGGTCCACAAGGTCCGCAAGGTCCACAGGGAATTCAGGGCGTACAAAGCCCCCAGGGTATACAAGGGGTGCAAGGTCTACAAGGAATAACTGGATTTCCTCCATCAGCATCGGTAACGACACAGTCAGGAACGTCATATACTTTTGCTTCAGGCGACACTGGTAACTTTGTAGGATTTACAAATTCATCTTCTGCTATAACTGCAACACTTCCCGTTTCTGTATTTTCAGCAGGGCAAGTTATAAATATTCAACAACAAAACACGCAACCTGTTACTATAGTGGGAGCTTCAAATGTAACATTGACCTCAACAGGACAAACAACTAATTCTCCCGTAACAAGACAGCAGTATTCTTCTGCAACAATAATTTGTTTAGTAGGAGGATCTACACCAACATTTACGGTAATTGGAGATATAGTTTAATGCCTATAAATACTCCTATACCAGGTTCAGTAGACTCTTCTAGAAAAACATTTGTGGGCAATTTTTATAAAATTGGTAGTTTGTCATCTAATGGGTCACAAGGTGTACTGACTTTTAATTCAATACCCCAAACATATAATCATTTAAAAGTAATTTTTTCTGCAGGTCAACCTAATACATCAGCTATATGGTGGAATAGTCAGCCAGCAAATGGTAGCTACCTAGATTATTTATCATATTATAATTACGGTTCAACCTCAAGTAATTCTGCAACATATAATACTTATAATTTTTCAAGTCTTGCTATGACATCTGATTCAAATGCTTTTATAACTTTAAATATTGATATTTTTAATTATACATCTTCAATTATTACTAAAAGCATGCATATTTGGGGCGGTCACGTAAATTCATCAACAGGTGTTTTTATAGAGCAAGAGTCTATATATGTAGCTGATAGCAATCCAATTACTTCTTTAAATTTTGCAGTAACACCGCAACCAAGTTCTAATTATTTTACAGCAGGATCAACTATAGATCTGTATGGGATAAAGTAAGCATGACTCTAAACTTGCCTACCTACACTCCAATTGCAAATAAATTTGTTTCAGTTTCAGGATCTACAACCACAATAACTTTTTCAAATATACCTCAAAAATATAAACATTTAATGGTAACTTTAAATTCTTTTACAACAAATTCTACTGCAGGTAATACTACAAACCTTTTTTATATAAATAATTATTTTCAAGGAGCGAACCCTGGAGTAAAATCTATACCAGAGCCAAATTACCCTACGAATACAACAAATATTGCTTATTATTCTAATTCTTCGGGTCTCTTGAGTTTATCAGCTCCAGATTTAAATTATCCAATGACTAGTTTTTTTTGTTTTCCAAATTATTCAAATTCTAATTATAATAAAATTTTTTTGCTTGATCAGTTAGGTGGAAATTTGTCATCACAAAGCAAAACTACTGTTTCAGCGCCATTATTTGCAGGTGTATATACTTTATTAAATACTGCAGCAATAACATCTTTAACTTTTAGCGGTAATCCATACTTTGATGCGGGTACCGAGATAGCTTTGTTTGGGGTAATATAGTATGGCTACTCATAGTCTTATATCAAATATAACAGTTGGTTCAAATAAAGCCCAAACTATTGTTTTTAATAATATCCCCCAAACATATAGAGATTTGAAGGTAATCGCTTCTGTAAGAAATGACACTGCTAATGGTGCTACTTTAACTTATACTTTAAATACAGATACTACATCTGATTATTATATTTCAGAGTATATGCAACAGCCAGATTTTTATCCAACAGGAAACTATGTGGGCGTGTATCCTTATGGCGTTTCTATAAGAGGAGCTGGAATACCAGGAAGTTCAGGAACTCCAACACCAACTTCTGCAACAGGAACTTTTCAAAGTTTTTACATGTATATACCACAGTACGTGGACGCTGGGGCTAAAAGTATTATATACAAAACTTTCGGGTTTAATAACCAAATGAATATAGGGTGCACAAGGTGGATGAATAATGGTCCAATTACAAGCATAACTTTTTCTATTCATTACAATGCAACTTATAGTTTTGCACAGTATACAAGCTTTAGTCTATATGGAATTTCTAATAAATAAGGAGAAAAAATGGGAACAGTAATAGAGCACGATTGCACCACAGGAGAAACTACGGAAAGAGATCTTACTCCAGATGAGATATCCGCAATGCAAAAAATGGCAGATGATATAGCTGCTAGACAAGAAAAAGAAGCGGCGGAAATTCAAGCAAAAGCAGATGCACTAGCTTCAGCACAATCAAAATTATCTAAATTAGGCTTAACAGAAGAAGAAGTAAAAGCCATAACAGGTCAATAAATCTAGTTAACAGGTATAATAGGTTATATGTCATATAAACAAGTAGTTCTTAGAGATAATCCTATAGCATTTTGGCCATTGAATGGTACATCAGGGCTAAGAACTTATAACACCATTTTGCTTGAATATCAGACATATCAAGATTGGCTTGCCAACGAACCAAATTATAATGCTGCAACTAATTCTTTTACATTACAAGATGTGTCTCAATATGGTAACCATGCTGCTTTTACAATTGGGTCTCCCAATTTTACAGATGTTTTGCCATTAACAACTTTGTCTAACTATGACAATCAATTGGCGGGATGTGAGATAACATCCAATTCAGAGATAAGTGCACTTGGAACTCCCGTATATAATATGTTCTATAATGGAACAGAAAATCTTAAATTTGGTATAGAATTTTGGCTATCATTTAATCAAGCCCCGACACAATTAAATACATTGTTTTCAACTTCATATCAAGGCAATATAGTGGCACAGGCATTTGCTGATAATGATAAAATTTATTTTACTATAAATGGTAAAGATGCAGTCACATCTCAAGTTCTTTCTTATACCACATACAAACAAATTCAGTCATGGGACTCTCAATTACATGTATTTTTATCTTATGACAATGGTGCAATAAATGTTTCTGTGAACTCCATACCTGGGAATCCAGTAAATGTTTCGTCTAATTTTGTTTTTTCAGATACAGCTACAATGGCTTCAAATTTCTTTTATAAAATGGGCCCAGCTTCTTCACCAGACATTTTTGTAATTAATAACCTTGCTTTTTATGATTATATACTTTCTACCAATACTATTAGATCACATATGGTATGGGGAACAAATGATTCTGCCCCGCAAAATTATGTAAGACAAACTAGTGGTTTCTTTTTTGATATTAAAGATTCTGAAACAATGTTTGCATTTAAAAAAGAATTTAGAAATTCAGCTGATTATGGTTTAGGAGTTACATCAACATTAGTTGCTGATTCAACAGGTTTAACTTTAAATCAAACTTTAACAGCTCAGTCTTCATCGGGTACTTGGCTATATACAGTTCCATCTTCTGGCCTGTCTAAAATTTCTGGAGTAAAAGTAGCGTGGGACTCAGGTATGCCAGATAGCTCTTCTGCTGTAAGCGGGGACTTTATAAAAGTTGAATTTTCAAAAGATAATGGTTCTACATGGTATCAAATAGAAAATGGGTATCCAGTAATAAAATTTCCAGACAGTTCTTCTGCAGTTTATCCAAACATGTTGGTAAGAGTAACTATTTCAACTTCAGATGCATCTCAAAAATATCGCCCAAGAATTGATAACTTAGTTGTTGGAGTTTATAAAGACCTTTCTATATATTCAGACATGGGAGCTTTTGCATTAACTCCAAGACAAGGTAGTTACACGGGAGACACATATGCTATTAAAAATAATTCTTTTAACATTCTTGCAAGATCTGAAAATTTTGGAATTAAGTTAGACACAACTATAGATGGAAGCAACTCAGTTGCAGCCATATACCCTCAACAGCAAACTTCCTTGTATCAAACAATAGAGTTTTGGTTTAGATATGATGACTTTAGTACATCAAAAGTTCAATACATTCTGGATACTCTGGGAACAAAAGCATCTGTTTATTTTAATCAAGATGGCGGGATGTACCAAAACGGCTTTCAGAATGTATATGTAAATGGTGTTGATATCTCTAGCGGAAGATATTTAATTCAGGGTGAAGCTTATCATATTGTTTGTATATATTCTACTCCAACTTCAAGCACTATTTATTTGGGCGGGGATAAAACTTTAACCCAGTACTCTAGGGGAACATTTGGCTATCTATCAATATATCCAAATGCTCTGTCTGTAGGAAGTGTACAAAATAGATATCTTAGTTTCTTGACTGCAACAGTAGCACAAGTAGATTTCCCCTATTCAACTTCTACAGTATTTGGAAGCTCTATAGGAAATGCCCAGTCTGCTTCAAATTCTTTGGGTACTTTGTCTGAGTTCTCTGGTTTAAGTACAGATTATAATGGCGGTCAGCCAATTTTGGCATATACACATCCCACAAATAATGCTTAACAAGTAAAATATGGCATTAGCATGTTCATTTTTTGTGCTTTAGCCATATATAGTGGTATTATTCATATATGAAACCTACTAAACCTATGCAGATAACTCCAATTGATGAGGTCAATTGGGGACTTTATATTTGGCAGATGCCAGATGGCAAGGTTGTCATGGATGAAGAAGGGGCTTATTTGAGTATCCCCGCCGTTAAAGGTGATATCAGACAGATTAAAAAACTTAAAGATGCTGCAAAGCATTATGGTTTAGAAGAAGGTAAGCCAATGTTCATGGCGGGTCACAGACCAGTCACAGACGAAGAGTTGGCAGAACAAAGACAAAGATTAGAAATGGGTCTTGTGCCAGATGAGCATGACCTTCCAGCAATGATGGATTATGTAAAAGAGATGAGGGAGATGAATCTTGGCTAATTTAACTATTGACGACAGCATGGATGAAGATGAGGGCGGGATCACAGTAAAACTTGATTCTCCATCACATACAATAGAACATGACTTCGGTGATCCATTTAATGCTACATGGGATGAAATTAAGAAGTCAGATGGATTAAGTCCTAATTTTCGTCGTCAAGTAAATAGAATGCAAAAGTCATTTACTGGTGTTGGTGATGCAAAATCTAAGAAATTAGATCCACTTGACCTTACAGGATATTCTCTTTTCCAAATTGTTCAGCCTCCATATAACATTTTGTACTTGGCTCAACTATATGATATTTCTCCATATCATCACTCTGCAGTAAATGCTAAAGCGGCAAACGTAGTAGGTCTGGGGTATAAGTTTGATAACACCTGGGCTACAACTGCAAAAATTGAAGAAGTCATGGATAATCCAAAGAAGCTTGACAAGTTGCGTTCAAAGCTTGAGGGTTACAAAGAAGAGCTTCGTTCTTATCTGGAGTCAATGAACTCTGATGATTCATTTACAGAAACAATGAAAAAGGTTTTTATTGATTTAGAGTCAACTGGAAATGCTTACCTTGAAGTTGGTCGTACAACAAATGGCAAGATTGGCTACATTGGGCATATTCCTACAACAACCATGAGAATCCGTCGTCACCGTGATGGTTTTGTTCAAGTTGTTTATAACCGTTATACATTTTTTAGAAACTTCGGTGACACCGAGACCCCAGATCAGATAGGTACTGATCCCCAGCCAAACGAAGTAATTCACTTTAAAGTTTTTACTCCGTCAAATACCTACTATGGAGTACCAGACGTATTATCAGCAAAGAATGCGGTTGCAGGTGATGAATTCGCTCAACGCTTCAACCTGGATTACTTTGAAAATAAAGCTGTACCACGTTATATCATTACTGTTAAAGGTGCAAAACTTACTGCTGACTCAGAGCGTAAACTGCTTGAATTTTTCCAGACTGGCCTAAAGGGTAGAAACCATAGAACTCTTTATATCCCGCTTCCTTCAGATGGCGAGCAAGGCCGTGTTGAATTCAACATGGAGCCAATTGAGGCGGGAATACAAGACTCTTCATTCAGAAACTATGCAGTAGAAAATAGAGACCGTATTCTTCTTTCTCACCGTGTTCCAGTATCTAAGTTGGGCATGCCAGCAAACGTATCGTTGGCAAATGCTAAAGATGCTGATAAAACATTTAAAGAGCAAG